CCACCTTGGCAATGCGACTGTCTGTATCTTTACCGCTTGGATCATACCAACGGTTTGAATGTAACCAGTCCGTAGCGTTTTGCTGAACCGTCTCTGTTATGGGGCTCGGCACGTTGTTACGGGGCTGTTTGGCCTCTTCCAACTGACGCTGTTTAAGCATTTGCACCTGCGCCAACTTTGTCTTGGCGTTGTGAAACTGCTCCATGTACTCCATTTGCTCGGCAACGTTGCCTGCTTGCGCGGCCTGCGTTGCCTTCATCTTCGCATACTCAACGCGCGTTGATTCGTCTTCCAACAAGCGGTCGATCTGTGCAAACTGGAATCCTACTGCGGCGTTTTCCACTTGGGCCAACCGGCGCTCAAGGGTCTCGTTGCGGCGTTCCAGCGAACTGATCTTATGCTTTGCGCTAACCTCGCGTTGCTTCGTCAGGTCCTTCTTTAGGCGTCGCTCTTCACGACGCGCGGCTCGAAGGGCCTCTCTGTCTTCTTCGGTGTCACCCTCAACCTCGCCGCCTTCGGCAAAGCTTTCTGTGTCACCATCACCATCGTCGTTTGACGATGCTGTGTTATCTTCTGTGCCCTCAAAGGGGTCAACGTGGTCGTCCATGGCGGCTAACGCACTGCCATCGTCCCGTTCTTTAATGGCGATGTCTTCGCCAGACTGCATTTCTGCTTTCATCACTGATTTCATAACGAAATCCTTTACTCAACAAATGCGGGGAACATAGTCCTCGCGATTTCAAAACTATCAATTGCACAAATAACCTCGCGGTCCTGCAAAATGATAAACACAACCTCTCCGTCGCCGTGTGGTACTGCCCATCGGTCGCCGCCGTACTTGATCACACGAACAAGATCCCCTACCTCTGCCCACGCGCCTTCTGGCCATGGTTCAAGGGTGCTTAGATCTCTGTATGCCAAGGGGCCTACTGCCACCACCTTTGCAATCACCTCGTTCCATTTTTCGGTGGCTTTTGTATCACTCACTAGAATGATGCCGCCTTTTGAAACGTCTTTGGCTTTTCGCAGTTGAACCACGATTCGGTTGCCTTTAAGCTTAATTCCCGGATCAACTGCCGGAAAACAGTCGGCTTCACTCCGACCATCCACTTGGTACTTACTCTCTGTCATTTTCAGATTCCTCGTCCTCTTGCAGGACACTGTTGATAATTTCCAAAGCCTCTTCCAGACCCCGGCCTCTTCCTACTAGCTGGTTGTATCTATCCCAGCTATCGACCCCGTTCAAAACACCGATCTGTAAAAACTGAACGGCTTCTTTGATCCTAAAGATCGACTCATATAACGGGTCTTTCATCAAAAACCCTCCTTATAACTAAATACACACAAAAGTGTGTACTTACGCCCTAACTTATTTTTTAAGACCGCGACTATTTACGGGCGGTACTTGGTATAAGGGCGCCTTAGGTGCCGTCTTGGAACCAGAGGGTCCTGTTTCTACTGGCGAGCCGGGGCCGCCTGCGTAGCCGGGCTTACCGGTGATCTTGTAGTTCTTGCGAAAACCCATGTCTTGATTGCCTGTTGCCATTATTGTGCTCCTGTTGGGGGTTGGGGTTGTTGTGCTTGCATGCCGGCCTCGTGAGCCTGCTGTGTTTGCTGTGTTTGTTGTTGCATTAACTGCTGTTGCGCTTGCATTGCCGCATCGTGTGCACGTTGCTGTTCTGCTTGCGCTTGGTCTAGTCCATGCTTACGCAGGTCTGCGTACGCTTGGCTTTCTGCTTCCAACGCAGTCATCTCTTGTGAGTGCTGTTGTTGAATCTGTTGTGCGCTCAGTGCTTGTTGCGATGAAATCATTGCCACACGCTCTTTTGAGGCGTTGTTGATGTCTGCAATAGCCACCTTGGCCGCGTTGTCTTGGTTTGCCAACTCTTGTTGCAAACCCAGTTTGGCCTGAATTTCTGCCACCTTGGCCTGCATGTCGCGCACCTTGTCTGCCATCTCGGCCTGCAACTTCTCGCGCTCCAACTGGAACTTGGCCTGCGCCTCTTCCGTCTTGCGCTTTGTCTCGGCCATTTGAGTCTGCACCAAGGCCTGAGACGTGGGGTCTGCCATTGCGGCGGCCTTGATCTGAGACTCTTTGCTCTGTTGCATTTGTTGCATCAACTGTTGCAAGATAGGGTTGATGCCCTTGAACGTCTTCTCTGCGTCTTGGTTGACCAACTGAGCGGCCATAGCCAGTGCCTCTTGGGCGGCTAGGTCCAACTTGCGCTCTTCGTTCAACTTGAACGCGTCCTCGCCACCCGCGGCGTGTGACACGTAGTTGCGCATAGACTGCAGGTAGTGCAGTGTCAAGTGTTGCTTGATGTGCTCCAACATCAACGGCGTGATGCTGGTTGCAATTAACGGGTTGCCACCGTACGATGGGTCCATCATGTAAGCCAAGTGAACCTTCAGGTGGTCGATGTGACTCTGGTCAGGGAACGCGGCCGCTGGATGGCCCATGGTCATTTGCACGTTCTCCAGCGCGGGGTTGCTCTCAACCGAGCCCTGTGGGTTAGGCATGACCTTCTCAATGTCAGGCACCTTCATCAGCTTCAACACCCTCATGTGCGCTTCGCGCACGTTGTACATCTGGGGTGATTTTTCAGACAACTGCAACACCATTTGCGCTTGTGTCAAACGCTGTGTTTCGCTGAAGATGTTGGGGTCAGAGATTGGGCTGACGTCTGAGTTGTCTTCAAAGTCTTCTACAGCAATCTCGGCGCCGGACTGGTTGTCCATGTCCTCCAAGTACCAGTGGTTGATACGTGAGAGGACCTGCAAGCTTTTAGCCTGACTGCGGTGCAGTCGTGCGTGAATACTTGAGAATACTTTAGACCCCTGCTCAATCAACGCCTGTGTTGTGCCAACGGGTGTGTTGTTACCTGCGTCGGCAATCCGGCCCTCGCTGGTCTTCACAACACCTTTAGCCGCGTCTGTTAACCAACCTAACAGGTTGTACAGCACAGTAGACGGTGGATTGAACGGCAGTGGCATGGCCAACTTACGCACGTCGTCCACACCGGGTGAACCCTCAATCTCAACGACCTGAGTTGGCTCGATGCGGTCTGTCTGGCCACCAATACGTCCGCCTTTTAGCTTCAACATGGTCTGGCTGTTGTTCACGTGCGCTGAGTCCATCAACGCGCGCAACGAGCCAGTCAGTGCCGCTGAGAGGCCACCAATCAGGTGTGGCATGCCAATCGCGTAAGCGCCGCGCCAAGGAATAAACTTGTACTCTACAATCCAGTCAAGCTTGCGCATGCGTGTGTCGCCTGACTGCCAGTTACGGTACAGACCAACAACCTTGCTTGTAATCTCGTCCACCGTCATAACGTAAGGCGCGCGCTTGCCTTCTGTCAATGGGTCGTCGTCCAAACGCAAGAACACCGTGATCTCATACACGCGGCGCAAACCGTCTACGTTCTTGGTTGGCTCTGTTAAACCTTCAACCTTGTCGTTGGCTTTCTTAGACTGTGTCTGGTTCTCAGGCACCAAATCAGACGTGTATATCTCAATGTCGCGGTACTCGCCCGTGTCAACACGTAGCTTGAACATATCTTCTGTGATATCTTGCTGTTCTGTAACACGCGCGGCTGAGTAAAAATTGGTTGAAGCAAACGGCAACAGAATGTTGTCAATAGGCACCCACTCTGGCACTGGTCGGTTGAGGTCTTTGTCAAATCTCCATTTGAGATACTGAGAGCCGCCAAGGGGAAGCTGTGTGAACAACTGCTCCATCTCGTCACGGTACTCTTCAACCTGCTCTGTTAACTGCCAGTTCAGGAAGTTGGCTTTACGCTGTGCTGTGTCTAAACGAGCTTGGTCTGCTTTGCCCTTGATGAACGTGCGCACCAATCCGTCAGCCGGCAACAACTCTTTGCACGCGTTGGCCGCAAAGTCCACGCAGGCCTCTGCCATGATGGGGTGCACAACCTTGGACGCGCCGTCGAACGTTGCGCCACCGGGGGCGTCGTTGCCCAGACCGGTTCGGCGAATGCCCTCTTCGTACTGCTTGTCACGCTGTTTGCGCGACTCACGGTCCACCTCAATCAAATCAAGGTACTCTGACGCAAGTTCGTCAAGAATGGAATCTTCCAACTCTTCTGCTAAGTTGGCATAGAACTCTGGGTTTTGTGATGGCTTCTCTGTCTCTATCATGTTTACCACGACAGAACCGTCCTCCAACTCAATAACCTCGGACTCTACGTCGTCTACGTCCAAGTCTAGCGCGTTGGCTAGATCTTGGATTTCTTTTTCCGTGTCTACTTCTTTTGTTGTCTCGTCTTCAGCGAACGACAACGCGGACAGGTTACCGCCCTTTTGGAGTGGAATAGTTGGTTGCATTATTTATTAAAGCCTCTGTATGCTTTACGAATTGGTGAGGCCATGGGCAACATGCCCAGTGCGCTCATGCCAGCGGAAAAAGGCTCATCTTTTGCTATGTAGTGCCCTGTTTCTGCGGCGTACAATGGCGCCATGGCCATTGCGCCAGCGGGGTGCAACGACGCAATGTCTGCTACACCCAAACCAAAAGGCAAATCACTATTTTCACCGCCAACCACGTTTGCCGCAACTCTACGTGCGGTGGGTGCTGTCATGTATTTTTTAAGAAATCCTGCGCCTGTTTCAGCAATACGTTCGCGTGGTGAAGGATTGTAAGGACGCATTTCTGAAGTTTGTTTTTTGTCTAAATCGCGGTAGTAATTCTGATACACCGAGTCCACACCGCGGTCAAGTGGGTCGGCAAATTCAAAAGGGTTGCGCATCAAATCCACGGCTTGTTCTTGTTGTGAAAGTGGTTGCTGGCCAAACAAAGGTCTTGTTCGACCTCCTTGATCGTAACCACGGACCATCATTTCGGCCTGCATGTCGCGGGGTGACTGCATGTAGCCACCCTCTGCCTTACTTTGCATTGCGCGGCGGCGTTTGTCTTCCAACTCTTGCATCTGCCAGTCTTGCGCAAACGGCGCGCGCTGTGCTGGTTCTGTGTCAAGCAAGTAGTCTCTTTGGTTTTGTGGCTTCCAGTCTGATGGGTGTTTAGTCACCACCGTCTCTGGCAGGCCCGACATGCGGGCCTCGTCACGCCACGCGTTCATCTCTGCGGTTGCTGGACCACGGCCCTGCATAGGACGTTGAGCAATTGGGTTTGCGCCGGTGTAGTTGTGGCGCATGGGGTTGATCATCGCGTTGATCGCGTTGACAAT